CTTTTCCGTTGAGCCAGTCACCACCAAGAATTGCTTGTGCAACCGCTCCACTACCCGTAGTGTCGCCAGCAGCATTGGTGAATGTAACAGTTGGGTGAACATTGTAAGTTCCGTCAACCGTTTGAGGAATACCATATCCACCATTTGTGATGGTAAGAGATTGAACTTGGTCTCCAGCAGTTGTCATATTCACTGTTGCAGTTGCCTGAATATCACCCGTGTTTTCGATCGCAACTGTTGGAGTTCCTGTATAGTTAGTTCCTGCATTTTGAATCAGGAAATCAACAATAGTATTCTTTTCCGAGAACTCATACAAAAGTCCAGCAATACCAACATTAATATTATTCGTATTGAATGGAATAATATCTTGTACTACCAAGACACCTGTTTGAGAACTCCAAGAAACTACTGTGCCTCTCACACCACTAGTTGCACCAGTAACAACCTCGTTTGTGCTGTAATTTTGACCATTTCCTGTTGTAAGATCAACAGTAATAGTTAAGGTTGCAACGTGTGCAACACCATCACTCAATCCACCTGCTTCAATGATAGTTGCATATCTGAAGGGGATCGAAGCATCCTTGATGCTATCACCAACTTGGAACAGAGTAGTGTTTTGACCACCTTGAGTTTCTTCAATACCATATAAGGAACTAAAGATACCACCATCAAGATTGATTTGGTTTTCATAGTCTGTTCCAGTATTTACCAAGTCTGCAATACCATCTCCTAAGAATGTTCCAGGATTATTAGGATCTTCATTTTCATCATCATCTTGGAATTTTCTATCCTGCAACGTAGTGATAGGAACAGTTAATAATGTAATAGTTGAACCAGTTTCTGTTTCAATAATGTGTGGTTGATATGAACTGTTAGCACTAGCAGCAACACCAGCATCAAACTGTACAATAGCATCTTCAGTAGAAGGAATACCTGCATCAATAAAGGCAAGTTCATCAACTTCAAAAGTAACTAATAGTTCTCTTGAATTTGGATTCCAATCATATACCTTAGCAACTTTGTTATTTGCATTATCAACACGACGAACAACTCTGTCACCAACGTTATATTGATAAGTAGATACTCCCTCAGGTGTATTCTGTCCTGTATCCAGAACAACTCTTTGATCATAGTTGAAGTTTACACCTCTAGTCAGACCAGTAAATCTACCTTCACTCTTAGAAGTATAAGAAATAGTTTCTGTATCAACAATAATTTCACCAGAACCAGGATATGCATCAGTAGAATCTACATAAATCTCACTGTCTGTAGAACCAAGTGTTTTAACCAGTCCAGTAAGATAGATTGCAGATGCATTAAGTGCCTGACGTGCTCTAGTTTTACGCTTAAGTTGAACTAACTTCGTAAAGATAATATTGGGCGGAGAAGTGTATCCTTTACCAGGATCGGTAATATTAATTCCAGTAATTTCTCCCTGGAAAATAGTTGCTTCTGCTTTTGCACCAATACCACCGCCACCACTAATAAGAATAAAGGGAGGTTCTTGATAGAACTCACCAGGATCTACGATATTGATATTGGTAACTTTACCTAAGGTATCAATTTGTGCAGCACCCTGAGCACCTTGTCCACCACCACCTTCAAAGATAAGTGTCGGAGGTGTAGCATAGTCTCTACCTGGATTCAACAAAGATAAACCAGTAACTGTTTGAACAGTGGGAGTTCCTGTAGCACCACTTCCCTGTCCACCAAGAATTTTTGCTTTTGCCGAACCAAAGAAGTTATCACCAGTTTTAGTCATCTTAATATAAGATACTTGACCTGGATTATCCGCACTCAGAACAACTTCACCTGTAGCTTCGGTTGGGAATTGAGAAACCAAATCAGGAACTGTATCGCCCTCAAACAGAGGAACACCATAATATTCAGGACCAATAGCATATGGATATACTGGGTTACCACTACCATCCTCAGTCATAAAATATGCATAGGTTCCGTCTGGATAATCAGGTGTAACAGCATATCTACCGTTGTACTGATCAAGAGTTCCTACGGAAGAATCGTAGATAAAATCGGTAATCAAATCACCAAGTAAATATCCTTCACAAACGCCTCTAACACCTGCATCTGCTTCATGATATGCATAAACATAAATCAGACGATCAGCATCAACAGGAACTTGGAACCTAATTTCTCGTGTTGTTGCTGTAGAGAATCCAGAAACATATGCAGCATAACTTACAGCAGAACCATTTAAATGATAGGTTACTGAATGAGATGCACCATAAACATAAGAAGTATCACCAACTAAAGCGCCATGCCAACCATCTTCTGTTGTGGAGAGTAATAAAATCTGAGAAAGTAATCCATCTACGTTACTAGCATCATTTTGATTGAAAACATACGTTTTTCCTCTCAAGAATTCAATAAATGGCAGTGTCTGACCATCAAATAAGAATTTGTCATTTGCAAAAGTAACGGCATAAGTTACTGTTCCTGCAGTAACAACTTCTGGTCTAACACCAGATAATTCTGCTGTTGTCTTCAATCTATAAGAACTAGATTCTCTGCGAACAGTTCCACTATCTGTCTGACCCCAAGGACCATAAATGGGATATCCATCAAAAGACATACCCAAAATTTTAGAGTGTCCATTTATATGTCGAGACTTATCGATTGTATTAGGATCGTTAGAATTGGTTTGATAATAATTTTTTGTATAGTAATTATTAGCATGATCCTCTACTTCTACAGTAGGATCGAGAATCATATATCCTTCATCGCCAGTATAACCTGACATGTAGCGATGATTTTTACAATAGTAATAGATACGATTTGATTCATCCGAGTTCATAATGAACAACGGTTGATATTCGTTTTCGTAATCAGTTGACCAGTTTTCAGTAACTCCTGTGCTGTTATAGTACAGAGTTCCTCCATTCAACACACCATCCTGAGTTGTGCTGAACTGCATCTGATGCCCACCGCCATGTTGATTAGAGGGATCTGATTGATTCCATCTAATTAAATAATTTCTTTGGACTCTAATATTTTCTGGGGCAAAATAATATCTACCTGGGATAAAATCACCAAACTCTTCTGCATCAGTTCCGAAATCAATATAAAAAATACCGTTAGGGAAAGTAATGGGATCATCGTCAATACGGAATTGGAATCCGTTAGCACCTAACAGTAAATCATCTTCAGCAAAAGGACCGTTGGTAATATTTCTAATGTAAACCTTTGTCGGATTATTTTGAGAGTCTCTAACGATCTTAGCGATAAATCCATATGCATTACCACCAACTTCATCAACTCTTCTACCAACTTCAAGATTACCTAAACTCTGATCTAATGAGTTGGGAGTAATATTAACTAAAATATTATCAAATTCTACTTTAATATTCCAGGTGAAAATTTCAATATCACCCCAATCAAAAACACTATTACCTAATTTAAATTCATCAATTAACTTATTTGTCTGGTAATAATATGTTTGTGAATCATTGACAGCACCATAACTATTCATATTCTTTAGATAAGAATATTTTGGTGCATTGATTGGGAAATTGACCTGTGCGTTACCATCAAGACCCCAATCAGGAGTATGAAGTAAGACACCATTTGCCATGATGCCAGTTACTTTATCTCGCTGCTCAGTTCTAGTTCCTGGATTAGGAACATCTTTACCGCCTCTGTAAATAAAGGTTTGATCAAATGTTCTATCTAAGATAGTAGTAGATCCACCAGGTTCTCTCTCTGCCATAACAAACAGAGATGGTTTGGGATGATTATCAGATACAATGCGAAGTCTATCTGTATCAGCATTAAATGATCCCGTAGTTGGAGAATTTGGATGCGTCTGCCAGATTCTATTGATATTAAAAGAATTTACTACATTAGGTGTTTCCTGTTCAGGAATAATCTTAAGTCTTAGAGGATCGTAACCTCTACCTCTTGATAAAACACGAACGTGAATAATTCTACCCGATTCTTCATCGATAATTGGATATAACAAAGCTTCGGTTGTTGGAGTTCCACAACCTGTAATTGTCAAACGAGGAGGATCTGTGGGATCATATGAGGATCCGCCATTTATAACTCTTACCGCTCTTACACCAAATACTTCGTCAAAAATTGGTTCAATTACGGCACCAGTACCAGGAACATTTCTTGCCATTTAGTGTCAACCTTATACTACGTTAATTGTGCCTTGCATTTGCGCGTGGAGAGTACACTGATAATACAGCGTTGAGGGAGCATCGAGAGGAACTGTCCAATAAAGAATTGTAGAACCACTACCAGTTTGACCTGTCGTATATGCAGTTCCACTCAATCCCTGAGTAGATTGAATTCTAAACGGGTGACCACCACCTTCAACAGTATTATCAAATGCGTAGGTGAATCCTCTGTAAACGTACAGCGTTGGGTCACGGTTCTCACCAGCAGGGAGTCCAGGTCCGTTAATCAGATAATCGCTACTGGCATTTTCTACAGGAGCGCCAAGTTCATACCAAAGCATGGGACTTCCACCTGGTGTTCTAACCCAATCCGTGCCATTCCAATAAATGTTATCACCCTGTGTCAGACCAGTGGTATCAGTATCAGTTAAGTTGGCAAATGTAGTTGTAAGAGTTCCACTAAAATCAACAGTTACGGTATCACCAGAAACTGTTGTTGTAATATTAGTTCCACCCGCAATAGTCAGTGTATCGGTTTGACTATTAGCAGTTGTATTTCCTGTATCACCTGCAACTGTTTGGAATACGTTAATAGAAGACACACCAGCAACGTCATCACCAGGAACCCAAGTAGATCCATTCCACTTAAGTACTTGGTTTAATGTAGGAGCACTAGTAGTAGTGTCAACATCATTCAAAAGATTAATACTAGAATACTGCGTCAGTAATGTTGCTCTAGTATCACCAACACCACCAGCAGTGATATTAATATTTACATAGGGATTATCATCACCATCAACAGTGAAGTAATACCCAGGATAAGATGCTGCAGCGGGTGCTGCGGCAAGACTAGTATATTCATTCTTATATTTTACCGTCGTAGGTAAATCAATACCTTCTCCTGCAGTTCCACCAAACGTAGAAGTAATACCACCTGCCGCCAATGTAATATCACCAGTTCCGTTTGCCGCCACGGCAATATTTCCGTTAGACGATGAAATAATTGAATTATTATTTACATCTAACGCCGCAGTCAGGTTTGTGAAATCGGAAGGTAGAAAACTAGTTCCGTTATATCTCAATACCTGACCAACAGCAGGGTTAGCAACACTTAATTGAGTGTTAGAACCATTGCCGATGGCAGTATAAAGTTCAGTGAAATTATCATTGATCTTATCGCCGCCAGCACGGAGGGTGTCCCCCGTGTTGTCATTAGCGGCAGTACCAAGATTAAGTGCCTGTTTAGCCATTACTCACTAAGTTTTTTAGTTATTTATAGGATCTCTGGATCAACTGCTTCTTCTCCGTAATCCGCAAGATTTGGAGCGGTCCAATCGTCGGGGACAGATGTTTCAACATCAATGCCTGGGTTCTGATATCCAGATCCAGCATTACTCATCTCAACACCCGAAACACCAACCAGCGCCTTAATATTACCATCGAATCCAGAGATAGAGTCGATTCTCACTGTAGGTCTGGAAGTATATCCAGAACCACCACCAGTAACCTGAACATCATCAATAAATCCAGAAGTGATTTGAGCCTGTGCGAGTGCGTCTTGACCAAAGACAGATCCCAGATAATCGAAAGTGATCAAAGAGTTAGAAGACTCAATAACAGCAACTTCACGATCATCGGTTTCACCCTGAATTCTGATGAAATCACCAGGTTCAACAGGAGGAACAACTTCAGCAGCATCAACGTCTGCTTCAGAACCAACGTAAGAGAAGGCAACAAATGTGGATCCGAATCTAGGAATTTCCGAGAAGATGATTCTAGAACCAACAATCTCAAAACCAATTCCAGGTTCCTGAATAACACCATTGAGCGAAACAATGATATTATTTTCAGGTCTGATGACGCTAGATTGTACACCTTCCGTAAGTGTAAGTGAGTAGAATACTTCGTTACGCTTAAGGTTGAAGGACTGACGTAAGGAGTCAAATTCAAACGAAATATCATCAAGTTGTCTCAGTTTACCAACATAGAATCCAGTGAAGGATGCACCAATATCGGGTGCTTCAGTGAATTGAATTTGATTGGAGAATGCTGTATATGCATTAGTAGCGCCAGGGGGTTGCAGAATACCGTTGATGAATACCAACAGGTGACCAGCAGGATCTGGTAGATAAGATGTTCCGTTTTCAATGGTAAGATCAAAGTTTGTCTGCGTGCCATCGAAACCTTTAGAAGAACGCTTAACACGAGCTTTAAGATCTTCTTTAGCCGAAACAACCGACTTATAATTATCAGCGGACTTAATACCGTCTCTGGTAGAGAATGTTCCTGCAATATCACTCAGATATAGACGTTTCTGTGTACCAACCGTCTTAATGTCTTGGATAAGAGCGGCAGCAGCACCAGCAGTTACGACTCTGGTTGTGATAGAAGCATAACCAACAGGGAAGTTACCAGCAATACCATAATCACCAACAACATCACCGTTTGTCAATTCACCCTGGAAATCGACCGCGTAAATGTAGTTATTGTCAAGATCAACTTCAGTAATAATTGCGTATACAGAAGAAACTTGATTACCACTAACAACCTTATACAGTCTGTTACCAACAGTGAATGTGTTCAGACCACTAATGATGCTGATACCGAATCTTACATAACCAGTAGATGCAATTCTCTGACCAATCTGAGCATCGAAACCATCATATTTGATAACATCGATATATTGTCTGGAACTCTCTGGATATACAACAGAGTTCTTCTCGAAAGTTCCGAGTAATGTCTCTGTATCAACTCTAAGAGTACCACCAGTATTGGAGAGAACTGCTGCCTGATTCTTAATGAATCCAGTGGGTTGTGCAGTCTCGCCACTAGTGTAACCTTTGAACGGAATGTCATTAGTGAAATCACCTTTAAGGTCAATAATATGGAGTCTATTTTCAATTGCACTAATCTGAGCAGTTGTGGAGTTTTCAGCACCAACGATAGTATCGGTAACTGCCCAAGGACCAGCGGTAACACGAACATCAAGATACTTATAGTTTTCATCTTCATGGAAACCATATACAACACCAGTAACAGATGGAGCACCTTGCTTAGCAACAGTCTCATTCATCGTAAACGGTCCATCAGTGATGTCACCATCAATACGGAAACGCTTGTAGATTTGAACAATCTTACCGCTATTTTCGTTTAATGTTTCTACTTCTGCATATGCATTACTGGACTGACCGTAGACAAAATCGGTAGTCTTAAGACCTCCTCCAAGACCAATGACTTCATCTCTTTCTCCAAACGTTTTAGCTGGTAAAGAAATAGCATTCTTAACATCGAGAGAGGTATAGTAAGTTCCAGTCTTGATTTGCTGTCTAATAATATTGGTCGCATAACGAGCCAAAGCAGTAATAGAATCTGTAGTGTAATCAGATGCTGCAGTAGAACTATAGAAACTATAGAAACCTGCATTTGGGGACGGCGATGTAAGAGTTCCTGCGAGAGCCTGTGCGATGAATCCATCGAGCAGATCCAGAGCAAAGTTCTTGATATTGAACTCGTTATCGGAATAGAAGATCTTACCGCTGGTTGCAGTATAAGGATCCAGGGCAAACTTGGTGAGTTTTGCACCCCAAAGGTAGATACCTGTGTTGCCATTACCAGTCCAGGACTGAGCACCAGAAGCACTATTGGCAATAATACTAGTTCTGAGGACAGAGAAACCGAAGGAGAACGTTGCAGTGATGAAGAGTCGATACCATCCATCACCAAGAGGAACCGCACCATAAGCATCACCTGTAATACCACCCTGAGGAATAAAGAGCGATCCAATAGCACCAGTACTGAGATTCAGGTCGAAGAAGATATTTTGTTCTGCAGTAGTTCCATCATCCAAGATAATACCGAATCTGACAGAAGCAGAACCTGCTGCCTTAACAAAGATGGATGATGTAAAGGTTTGCGTTTCAGAAACACCTACAGCACCAGTGTCGAAAGATTCGTTTGTAGTATCAAAGGTCAGTGTGCTTGAGTCAAATGTTTCAAATGCAGTCAGGTTATAATCTCTGAACGTATCATGAACACCACCATTATTATTTGCAGCAAAGAACTTCTCTGCGGTCAATGTTCCATCAGGAGCAGAGATCGCGTTATCAGTAATCAACAGAGAGTCAACACCACCATTACTGTTAACTTGCCAATTAATAGCAAGTGCTTCAGGGTTGGTAAACAGGTTAGTACCAGAAACTTGACCACTAATATTGGAAACCAATGTCTTAGCGTGATCTAATGTTTGAACATTAGTAGGTTCGGAATACCAATCATAAACACTACCAACAGTAGAAACTGTTGCAGTTGCACTAGAAGTTCTACCAGTTAAGGTGTCGGATGCAGACCATGCAGTTCCTGTAAATGCGCCAACAATCAACAGATTAGTTTCTTCATTCCACTCAAGAACAGTAGCATAACCGCCTCCACTAGAACGAATAACTTCACCTAGTTGGAAATTACCAGTCAAAGAAGTAAATGTAATCTTATATGCAGTTTGCTTGACCTTAGTGTCAGTTGTAACAATATCATGAACCATATCAGTAATGATTCTATCAATGAAAGCGTTATATACCCATGCACCAGAACCAAACTGAGAGTTGACCTGATTCTGAATCTCTTCTTTATAATAATTCAAGTTATAAAGAATATTCTTGGATGCACTGCGACTAATATTACCTCCAGGTGCAAGAATACCGATAGTAATATCAATAAGATCTTCAAATCTGTATACAACCTTTTCAATATCGCTTACAGTTTCAGTATCGCGATATGCATTTTCATCACTGTAAAGTGCTGCATAATCAGGATTGGTAAATCCAGAGTTGAAATCATATACTCTATTTCTGATTGCAAAACGACCAATTTCCTTCAGTTTTTGAAGTGAATAAACAAAGGCGAGAATTTCATCTTCGATATCCTTGATTTGAAGAGATGCAGTCAGATATTTTTCAATTTCTGCAATAGTGCTGTTAGTACCACCTGTCTGCAAGTCAGAAATAACGCCAAGAAGAATTGCCTCTATATTTGCCTGTCTTGCCAATTCATCAGCATATGTGAATGCGTTGTAAGTAACACCGTTCAAATCATATTGGAATTCAGTTCTGGTATAACCAGTTACCTCTTCTGCCAGATACTGTCTGTTGAAATACAAACGATCTGCAGAAACATGGAAATCATTACCTGTAGGAGCAATGACATCATTGATAACAGTTACCAAATTATCAATTGCTGTCTTGACGTTTGCACATCCACCAGCATCCTGAGTAATACCCCAATCACCAACAATAATCGCATCGGTATTATCATAAGTCAAATCACCTGTAATCGCTTGTTTTGCATAGAATGCAAGACGCTCATGTGCGTAAACAGATTGGAATACCTGTAAGCGAATGTGGAGAAGGATATCATTATTACCAAGATAGAAGTTTGCTGCCTGAACAGTCTTCTCATTACCACCACTTTCAATATCGTCTGCAATTCCATCCAAGATCTGACCCAAGTCAGTCTTACAACGAACAGTACCGTCAGTGCTACCACCACCTTGGTTACGAGGCATATCCTGTGCAAGATCAGGATAACGCTGCAGCATATCATATGCCGCTTTGTCAACGATAGCAGATCTGTTTGCTCTAATCAGGTTAGCAGCATCTCTAAAGCGATATTGTGCATCAGTGTCAATTCTATTACTATAGAATACATCATTGTTTGCATCATGATAAGAAATATCGAAAGGAGTCTCTCTAAATGCATTGACTGTTCCACCAAGGAACTTGTAAGCAGGAAGTTTCTTAGTAACAGATCCAAGATGATCAACAGCAGGATCTTGACTTGCATTATCTAAGGTATCACTAACAATAGACATTAAGTTGTCAACTGTGTTAATAACATCTGTGCAATCGTTGAGATTGTATTCAGACTTAGTTACTGCACCACTACTTGCAGATACGAAAGTATGTGCATATTGATCATTCTGCCCAGACGCACCAACATTTACTGTGAATGTATTAGTGTCAGCAGCAGTAATAACAAGAACTTGTTTTGCAGCAGGATCAGACTTTCTAGGATACGATTTCTGCTCAGTATTACCATCTTCGGTGCAAGTGAATACAATCGACTCAGTTGCAAGGAATACAGAATCACCAGCAACCGTAATACCATTAGTGGTTGCGCTTACGAAGGTATGAGTGTAGTTACCACCAGCAACAACACCGTTTGTAGTTGCAGATGCAAAGGTATGTGCTGAAGTATCTCCAGAAGTTCCAAGATCAACAGTGATTGTATTGTCTTTCTTAACGATGCCATTTGCTGTTGCACTCACAAACGTGTGAACATATTGATCAGCAGCAGAAGAAGGACCAACGTTGACAGTAAACGTATTAGTAGTTACTGCAGTCGGACGTAACCATCTACCAGAGAAAGGATCGGTAGAACGAGGATAAGTCTTATTCTCAAAGTTACCATCCTTAGTGCAGGTGAATGTCAAAGAATTATCTTCAATTCTAATCTTATCACTAGTGGTGAATCCGTGGTTTGCAACGGTAACTACAAGTTGACCCGATGCAGGATCATATGTTGCCGCTGTTGCGGTACTTGTTGCACCATTCTGAGTAATTTCATACGAGGTTGTCGCTGCAGTGGGAACAGATCCATTAGATCCAGACCCTCTGCTGAATGTAAGTGCATTTTGAGCAATTTGAACATTTTGACCAACTTCCAAATTATTCTCAGGAAGTGTAATTACTGCAATACCTGTAGCAGGATTGTAAGTTGCTGTGGTCGGAGTATAGTTGACAGTAGGAGACTTGCCAACATTAACTTCAAATGTATTCGTAGCAACGTTAGAAACTTCCAACCAACCCTGAGAAGCAGGATCATTTGCACGAGGATAAGTCTTCTGAGCAGTATTACCATCCATGGTGCAAGTAAAGGTCAGAGAGTTATCTGCCAACTTGATTCTGTCACCATTAGAAAGACCGTGACTGTTAGAAGTGATTTGAAGAACACCTGTGGTTGCAGTATATGTTGCACCTGTTGCAGTCTTATTGCTAGGAGCAACTAAACCATGACTATTAGAGGTAATAACCATGAGACCCGTTGCAGGATCATAAGTTGCACCAGAAGGTGTGAATGTGGTTGCAGTTGCGTAAGAAGACTCAGTGATAGAAGTATCAAACTTCTGAGTGAGACCATGATCACCCTGTACTTCCCAAGGTGTGTTATTGATTACATATTCAACAATCTCTTGGGTTTTTTCTAACGTATAGAGAGTCTCGGCAATTTCACTTTCAACATGACTCAACGTAATTGGGTTGACCGTTCTATTAACATACAATGCAGAAGCATCCCAGATTTTATCATTGCTGCCATTTCTCAAGTCATTTACAAGAGCGTCGAGAATATCACGGACATCATCCTCACAATTGATTTCTCCACCAGGAACAGTGAAATAAGGATAGCGATTCTTCATGATATAAACTGCTTCATTCGCAATAAAGTCCTTATTGAGAATAATGTTATCTGCAGCGTTAATATAACGATGAGAGTTGCCAGTGAATCCAGTAACTCCGATACCTGTGGAGGATCTAGATGTTGCTAGGATTGCATCATTATTGAAGTACTCATCTGCAGTGAAGGACTCGCCACCAGACCAGTCTTCAACATAAGTTTGACCTTCTTCTCCGTCAAAGTGAAGGAGGAGTTTTGTAGTTGCATCACCTTGGAACATTCCTGTAGGAGCAGTAAATGCGGTGGTATAACGGTTAGTTGTAGAAACGCGAAGTTCATCAACATAACCAGCAAATTCGTTTGCACCTGCATAATCACCACCGATTCTGAGAGGTTTAGCAGCATAGTTATTAGCATCAATACCAACACCTCTCTCAACACCATCAATATACAGTTTGGTGCCTCCAGAAGAAGTAGAAGAGCGAACAACCGCAATATGATACCAAACATTGTTATTCAATGTGGTCAGACCAGAAGTTGCAACATCTACATTATTTGAATTGAAACGAACTTGACCAGCTTCAAGATACAAACGACCAGCAACATCAGTTGCCTGAGTGCGGAAGTCGAGAAGAGTCTTAGTTCCACTCAAGGAAGCAGAAAGAGGTTTCACCCAAAGTTCAATTGTATATGCAGAGGTTCCAAACGCAAACTCACTAGATGATGGAGTGCTGATGTATTCATCGATAGGAACAGCACCGACGTTCACTGTAATCGTAGTAGAAGTTACTGCACTGATAGCAAGTGCTGTACCAGATGCA